ATGCTGTTTGAGCAAGCCCTGGCCATCGTGGACCTGGAAACCACCGGTGGCCATATCACCCGCGACCGGATTACCGAAGTCGGCCTGATCCTGGTGGACGGCGAGCGCGTCGAGCGCATCGACTTCCTGGTCAACCCGGGGCAGACCATCCCCGCCTTCATCGAACAGATGACCGGCATCAGCAATGCGATGGTGGCCGACGCGCCGCCGTTTGCCGACATCGCCGCCGAGCTGCTGGAAAAACTGCAGGGCCGCCTGTTCATCGCGCACAACGTGCGTTTCGACTACGGCTTCCTGAAGAACGAATTCAAACGCGTCGGCCTGAGCTTCCGCAGCGACGTGCTATGCACCGTCAAGCTGTCGCGCCGGCTGTACCCGCAGCACTACAAGCACAACCTCGACAGCATCATCTCCCGTCACGGCATTGTGTTGGCCGAGCGCCACCGCGCGCTGGCCGACGCCGAAGCGGTGTACCAGTTCTTGCAGCAAACGTTGCAGACGCTGGGCCAGCAGACGGTGGAAGATGCCGCCCGCGAACTGATGGCCTTGCCGTCGGTGCCGCCGGGGCTGGACCCGGAAGTGGTGGACAACCTGCCCGACGTGCCCGGCGTCTACCTGTTCTTTGACGAGAAACGGCTGCCGCTGTACGTGGGCAAGAGCGTCAACCTGCGCAGCCGCGTGTTGTCGCACTTCAGCGGCGACCACCGCCAGCACAAGGAAATGCGCATCAGCCAGGAAATCCGCCACGTGGAGTGGGTGGAGACCGTGGGCGAGTTCGGCGCCTTGCTGCTGGAGCTGCAGCTGATCAAGGACAAGAAGCCGCTGCACAACCAGCGCGGCCGGCTGGAGCAGGAGCTGTGCACGTTGCAGTTGGCGCGCGATGGTGATGGCTTTCTACTGCCGCGCATCGTCTACGCCCGCGATATGGACTTTGCCCGCCTGGACGCCATTTACGGCCTGTTCCGCACCCAGAAAGAGGCCAAAAAGGCGCTAACCGAGCTGTGCGAGGCCAACGGCCTGTGCCAGACCTGTCTGCAGCTGGAAAAGCGCGGCGCACGCAAGGGTGCCTGCTTTGCCTACCAGATCGGCCGTTGCAAGGGCGCCTGTATCGGCAAGGAAGATGCCGACCATCACAACCTGCGCCTGCTGCATGCGCTGGGCAAGATCAAGGTGAAAAGCTGGCCGTACCCGGGGCCGGTGGCAGTACGCGAGACCGACCCGGTGAGCGGCGAGTGGGAAGAGCACCTGTTCGACCGCTGGTGTTACTTGGGTAGCCGCCGCGACGAGGCGCAGGCGCCGCAGGGCACGCCGCGCTTTGATGTGGATACCTATAAGCTGCTGGCGTCGTTCATCAAGAAGCCGATGGACAACGCCGAGCTGCGCCAGCTGGCGCCTGCCAGCGCTTCTGTTGCATAAAGCACAAGGCCACCCTGTAGCGTCGCGCGCAATTTGGCACATTTTCACGCCGCTTTTGTCACCCGCCGCGCTGGTCGCTTTGCTAGGGTATTGGCACAGCCAGGCTGCGCCACGCCCTAGAACAATCCCCCCATCGCCTCCGGCTCCCAGTTCAGTATCACCAGCTCCCTGCTGGTCTCCGGCGCGCCGTGCATGTTGGCAGTGCTGTACTTGATATCCAGCCCTTCCATCCAGAAGCCTTTGAACGCCTCCCGTATGTCCGGGTGGTCGTTGATGCTCACCATCACCTTGCCCTTGCAGCTGCACATAGCATCGGCCAGTTGTTCGTACTGGTCGAAGTCGAACGGCACGCCGTAGCCTTCGGTTTGCCAGTACGGCGGGTCGGCATAGAAGAAGGTATGCGGGCGGTCGTAGCGCTTCAGGCACTCTTGCCACGGCAGGTGCTCGATGTTGGTACCAGATAGCCGCAAGTGTGCCGCGCTCAGGTTTTCTTCAATACGACACAGGTTGACCATCGGCGTAGTGGTGGCCGTGCCGTAAGTCTGACCGTCCACTTTGCCACTGAAGGCATGGTGCTGCAGGTAGAAAAACCGCGCAGCGCGCTGGATGTCGGTCAGCGTTTCCGGCCGGGTCATCTGCTGCCACTTGAACACCTCGCGGCTGCTCAGTGCCCACTTGAACTGCCGCACGAACTCTTCCAGGTGATGCTGGATCACCCGGTACAGGTTCACCAGCTCACCGTTTACATCGTTCAGCACCTCGCAGTGGGCGCGGGTATGACGCAGGAAGTACAGCGCGGCACCGCCGCAGAACAGCTCCACATAGCACTCGTGCTTGGGGAACAGCGGGAACAGCTTGTCAGCCAGACGGCGCTTGCCGCCCAGCCAGGGGATGACCGGATTCGCATCCATCGGTATGTCCTTGGCTTGGCGCTCGCGGGCGCTCTGTCATTGAAAAGTGATTGATGGCACCGCAACGCGGGCATTTGATCGTCAGTCGGATTGCCAACCCTTCGGCCAGCTTGCGATGGCAAGCATCGCAGCGCATGTCGTTTTTCATCTGCAAGTGTCAAAAATACCGCTAAACTTGCCTGGCTTTCAGCGCTGAAAGTGGCAGCCTAGGGGTGACTTGCAGGGTATGTCTGCGGGTCAGCTAGCCGGCCGGGTGTTCCTAGCACCCGGCCGGTTGCTGTTCTCTGTTTATTTCACTACACCTTCGTCTGGCTCGATGCTGCGGGTGCAGTGGCCTGGGTCTATTTGCTCCAGCAGCCGGCATAGCAGGCAGTAGCGCCACACGCCTTGCTTCGCGCCTTTACCTGCCCGGCTGCTGATGGTTTCGTCCTCGCTGCCACCCATGGCGGCATTCAAGGTCTGATCCGCCCCCACAAATACACGTACTGCACGGGCACTACCCGCCAGCACTTGCAGCAGGGCCATAGACAACGCCAGCACCACTGCCGTCAGGGCTGCCAGCCATAAGCCCAGCAGAATCAAGCGTCCCATTGCACCGCCTCGATGCGGCTTGCCGCATCTGGCGCGGCCAGATCGATAGCCGCCAGGGCATCTTCCAGGGCCTGACGACGACCGATAATGGCCCCGCTGGCAACGGCAAAAGCGGCCGATTTCTCTCGCACCCTTGCGGCAAGCTCTGCCACGTCCAGGCCGCGTGCACTGGCGATGGCAGACAGCAATGGTGCCGCTGCTGACACATCCTGCTCCAGACTGAGCGCCTCCCGCTCTTGCTGAGGCCAGCTATTGATCTCTCGCTCCGGGTAAGCAGCCGTCAATGCCTGCAGTGCGTTGTTGCTGTACGCATTGATCGATGCCATTCGCGCTTGGCGCAGCAGCTGTGGCGCAGGCTGCCCGGCGGGCAAAAACTGCACACCATCGTAGATGTCGCCGATGGCAACCTGACCGACAGCTTCCACCACCTCGATGCTTTCCTCATCCCACTCGGCAAGCTCTGCTTTTGTAAAAAGCCAATGCACCTTGCCACCTACCACTTGCGCATACGTTACGCCGTTTTTTGCTTCAGCCATTTTCACCACTCCACAATGCACACGCCGGCGCCGCCGGCTGCGCCATTCTGCCAATAACCCTCGGCCCGACCGCCACAACCGCCGGCCCCATAACCACGCGCAGTGCCTCCAGCCCCATAACTGGCAGCCATGGTCGGCGCAAGAATGTTGCCCCCCCCAGCCCCACCCAATGTTTGAACAGAGAGCACGTCCCCGTCGGCACCTCTCTCGGCAAAAGCCCCGCCCCCCGCCGCACCGCCGTAGCTATGCGCAGGCTGACACGCACCACCCGCTCCACCAGTAGCCGTCAGCAAAGCACCGAAACTGCTGGCTCCCCCTGGCATGCCATTGCTGTTTGCGTAGCTCCCCGCACTAGCTGAACCTGTCCCGCCTTGCTCACCCGCACCGATCGTTACCGGAATACTCTGACCAGGTACAACATCCAGAAACTCGCGGTATCTGACCTGACCAGCGCCACCGCCGCCAGGCACATACGGGGCACCGATGATGGCACCCGCGCCGCCACCACCTGCACCGGCAAGCGTCACGCATAGCCGGTAAACATTTGCCGGCACCACAAAAACTTCGCTACTTGTCATCAACCGCCGGCCCTGCTCAGCGCTGGCGAACTCACGCCAGTCCGACCAAGCTCCACTTTCCAGAGAGCGTATGAAGACCCTGCTGCCATGAACCGCGTGATACTGCTGCACAACGGCACTCGTTGCCTCCGGAGAAGGTGAATACACAAGCAACCAGCCACCCAGCGGAACCGGGTAGTGATAACCGCTACTGGCATAGGCACTACTGCCTTGCATATACAAACCGGTTTCAAGAATGGTGTTCAAGTCGACAGCATTGCCTAACTGCTCACGAATGCAGAAACCGTCACCAATACCATAGCCGGCCAGGGTTGTTGGCCGCTGCTGCGCTCCCCAGGCCAGCTGCTTGATGGCCGCCTCCAGCTGGTGGATTTCGTCCGGGTCAATCTCAAGCCCGGCCGCCTCCAGGACAGATAACATCTCAGCCTGCAGATTACGGGTAGCGCTTTGCAATGCGTTTAGCCATAGTGCCGAAACAATTGTCCCCGGCTCACCCGTGGCCGGGTTACCGTCGTGGAACATCCCGTCGGCAGTACCAACGGGGGGCATTTTGTGCTGCATGGTCAAACCTCCTGATAAGCGAAGTAAACAAAGGTGTGTGCGGGCTTCAGATCCTTGAACAGCGCCTCCACCAGCACATCCCCAAACACAGTCAACCGCTCGCCTGCAGCAGACTGACCCACACGAAAACGGAACGCTTGGCTGCTAGCGCCATGCACGATGACCTGCCAGACCCACACAATGTCGGGTACCCACACGATGTCACCCGCACGGCTGGTGCCTGCTCGTAGCGGCTGCGGCTCGCGGATGGTGATTCGGTAGCCCATTCCTTCGGCCAGCCGGGTGAAGTACGGAATGGACAGGCCGCCGGTTTCGGCCAGCTTGGCCAGTACAGCCTGCAGGCGCTGCTGGTAGCCGGCGCCGGCCGGCGGGGTGATACCGCAAACCCGCTCCCAGTCCGGTAGCAGCTGCTCGGCAAAATACGGGGTGACCGCCGCCGTTACCCTGTTGGCGCTGCGCTGGGCGGTGTCCAGTGCCTGCCCTTCGGCGGCCAACTCGCCAGCCAGCGTCGGCGCGGTGGGCGTGTAGCTCACCGGTGGCAGCAGCATGGCCAGCAGATCGGCGTGGCTCATGGCATCAAGCCCACGGTGACGCTACCCAGGCGCACCCATTCAACCTTGCTGGCATCCACCACCGGCACCACGTTGGCCGCTGGCAGCGTGACGCTACGGTCCACCACGCCCGGTACCGCCGATACCAAGGCTTCGATGCGGCTTTTGACGGCGGCTTCACCGGGCGCCAGGCTGGAGAAGTAGCCGGTAATGGCGGCCTGGATCAGCGGGGTAACCACCGCCAGCGTGGTGCCGGCCAGCTGCACCAGCACGCTGACGTTGGCCGGCTTTTCGGTAGGTGCCAGCACCAAGGCATTCTTGGCCGTCACCGGCCGCACGTCGTCGATATAAGCCTGCACCGCCGCCACGGTAGCCGGCGACGGCAGGCCGCCGGCCGAGGTCACCACCACGTCCACGGTGCCCAAGCCACGGCGCAGCGAGTACACGTAGGCTGCTGATACGCCCGGCACCTCCAGCGCCCAGCGGCGGTAGTCGTAACGGTTGCCGCCGGCCGGCGGGCGGCGGATCAGCTCCAGCAGGCGCGCCAGCAGCTCGGCGTCGCTTTCTGCCTCCACGCCACCGCTCATGCTGGCCAGCAGCGCCTGGCTGCTGACGCCTGCCGGTGCCGCCATCAGCGTGGCCTGGCTACCGGCCGGCAGGTTGGCCGCCGCACCCGCCACGTTGGCCGCGATGGCGACCGTGGCCACACCGGCCGCGTCCAGCACCGTGCTGGCGCTGGTGGTGTAGCCCTGGTTACCGGCCTTTACCGCCAAGCCAGCCGCTACCGTGCTACCCGGTACACCGTTTAACTGCAGCAGGCCGCTGGCGGCTACCGCAGGCTTGGGCTGCAAGCCACGCAGGCGGGCGTGCAGCAGCAGGTAGTCGCGGTCGGCGGTGTCAGGGAAGATCTGGCGCACCATCCACGCCTGGTGTTGGTACAGGCCTTCCACCGCACTGGCCACGCTGCTGGCGCGCAAGTAGAAGTCGCTGTCCGGGCCGGTATCGGCATCGGGCAGCAGGTTCACCAGGTCGCGCAGCATGGTGTCGCGGAGGGTGGCGAAGGCAGGAATGGCGAACGGCATCAGGCCACCTTCACTGCGTGCTGAAAGGTCTGTGTGTGGCCGCTGGCGTCCAGCACCTCGATGTGCAAGGCCAGGCGGCCGGGCTGGCGCTCGGTGGTGACGGTAATGCGCTTGGCGCGGCCATCATCCAATAGCGGTGCCAGCGCCTGCTCGGCGTACTGGCGCGCCAGCACCGCCACCCTGGCCACGTCTTTCAGCCGCTGCAGCTCGTGCAGCCGGCTGCCCAGCGTCAGGTCTTGCCAGTAGCTGCCCAGCGGCGTGGCCAGGCGCAGGTACACCGCGTTAGCCAGGGTGTCGGTGCGGCTGCCGCTGTAGTCGGCGGATTGGGGAGAGATAAAAGCGTCCATGCCCTGCAGTGTGCAGGGCATGGCGTGGGAGGATTAGCTGATGGGGTTCAGTGGGAAGCTACTTGATTACGAGCTTTATCCTCCACTCGTACCCTCCGATAAATCTCACGCTGCACCACTCTTCTTGCCTGAAAATATGTATGCGAAATGACGGAAGATACTAGCCGGTGGCTACAATTCTCGCAAAAAAGCTTTACTTGATTCCCTTCATACCCGTAAAGAATGTCGTGCCTAGGCTCTTCGTATACCAGCAATCCATCGCATAGTGGGCAGTAAGGTGCCAGATTCTTAATTTCACTATCTGACGACCAATGCCAGCGCCAAGTTGCACCGTTAAAGTCCATTTCCTTAAATGATTTCCACCACAATTCAGACTGAGCAGATTTCTCAGTCAAATGCTGATGCAATGCCAACGCAAGCACTATGAGTACGCCAGCTGTGCTGGCAGACATGAGTGTGATCAGCCACCCTGACACCAGGTGTTCTTCACCGAGCCAAAGCCATCCACCTACCACATGGCCCCATAGCATTTTCAAAAATGCCAGAAACGGAGGAGAAACCGCAGCAACGATTGCTGCTACTACAGGGCCTAATGCTGCTTTGGCAACAATCCCCCAGACAGAATTCGACTTCTCACTAGACATGCTCAATCTCTGATAGTCACAGAATCTGCATATTCTAACCTTACAGACCCAACCAGACGGCTTCTCATGCCACAATATCCCATATGGCATTAGCCAACATGGCAAGACCAGAGACACTTCATGTACCCAAGGAGTTGAACATGCATGACCGAATCAGTGCTGAACTTGTAGTCAGCTTTATCAAGCAGTCGATGGCACCACACGAATGCCATGTCGAGTTTGCTGACTACCAGAATCAGGTTAGTTTTGCAGTCTACTTTGAACACCGTGATCGCTTTGTCTCGCCTGTCATCTACAGAAAGACGTTCCAGCATAAAGACGCTCTGGATAGCGCCCTGCAAGCCATTCGTGCCGAACTAGAAGCGCAAGGTGAAACGCTATCGCCGTGGCTTGGCATTCCTCATCTGACAGACTGCTAAACCACGCCACCCGGCACCCCCTGGTGCCCATGCTGCAGGAAGCTCTTGCCACCCGCCACCACGTCGCCGTCGGTGCTGTAGCTGCCACCGGTCTGCTGCACGTCACCGCTGAAGGTCGCGCCGCTGCCGCCCTGAATGGCCAGGCCGCCGTTACCGGATAACTGCTGCTGTACGGTCACCGCGCCGGTAAAGTGGGCCTGCGGGCTGTCGAACTGCATGCTTTCGGTGGCGGTCAGCGTAAAGCGTTTGGTGGTGCCGTCGATCTGGCCGTCTTTAAACACGAAGGTATCGCCAAAGGCGTTAAAGATGGCGGTCTCGCCTGGCTGCAGGCCTTTGACGCGGTACTGGCCGTTTTCGGTGGCGATGATGATGCCGTGGCTGGTGCGGCCACCCAACGGCAGCACCACGATGGCGGTACCGGCCGGTGGCCGGCTGGTAAAGCCGAACTGCTGGAACAGCTCCAGATCCTGCAGCGGCTCGCCGGCCAGGCCTTCGCCCTGGACAAGCTGGCTGCCGGCACCTTCGCCACTACGTTGTAGCACGCCACGAAACGCCTGGCGGATGCCGGACAGGGCACGGCGGATGCGCTTGTCGATATCGTTGATCATGCTTAGTCCACGTCGATGGCGTCCAGACCATCGTCCTTCTTCTTGCGCTGGGTGCGCTTTTTGTCACGCTTGTCCGGGTGGGCGTCCAGCACCCATACGCCGTCTTCTTTCAGCGTTAGCGTGGTGCGGCTGCCCTGGCCTTCGCCGCCTTGCAGCTTGCGGGCCATCAGGAAGAACACCCCGTCGATGCCGTGCGGCTCGCTGACCACGTGCACGCGCTGGCCGGGCTGCCACAGCACGCCGTCGCTGGTGCGGTGGCCTTTCACCACTGCCGTCAGCGTCATGCCCTGCAGGCGGCTATCGGACAGCAGCTTGCGCGCCCGTGCGCGGGTGTCGGCCAGGCTGTCGGCGTCGCCGTCCTGCACGATGCGCGGGCGATACACTGCGCAGCCAGGGTCGCGGACTGCCGACTTCAAGGCGTGGCGGCCGGTTTCGGCGTGGGTGCCGTGTGCCTGACCCAGCACGGTGATGTCCGAGTAGCGGCCGGCCATGCTGCGGCGGCGCTGCAGGCTTTGCACATTGTTGCCCTTGCCGTTACGACGCAGTACCAGGCTGGCCACCGGTAGTGCGCTGTAGTCCGGGCCACCCACCACCAGCGTGCCGTCCGGGTCGAACCACGGCCACAGGCCGTTGGACTCGGCGGCGCGGGTCAGCACGTCCCAGGCGGTATCGCCCGGCTCGATGCTGACCTTGTCGCGGGTGCGACCGGCCTGGCTGCTGGCGATGCGTACCCGGCTGATGCCCAGCGGCTTCACCACGCTGGCCACCACCTCGGCCAGCGTGGCCTGGCGGGCGGTAAACACCGGCGCGCTGCAGTCCACCAGCACTGCCGCGTGGTCGCGGCCGGCCAGCGTCAGGGTGTGGCTGTTCTTGCTGACCAGCTCGTCGATATCGTCGATGCGGCCGGTCAGCACCACGTCGCGGCCAACCATCAGCACCACCTCGGCGCCTTCCACCACGCCGGCCGGCAGCGCGCCATCGGGCAGGCCCAGCTGCAGCTGCCAGGCGTCGGCGGCCTGCAGCAGGTCGCTATCGATGTCGTAGTGCTGCCACTTGCTGTGTGCCTTGCCGCCTATCAGCAGCGTGACGTCATTATTCTGCGTAGCCATTCAGCACCTCGCCGGCCGGGATGAAGTTGGGGTGCACCAGCTGCGGGTTCAGCCTGGCCAGCTCGCTGGCACGGGTGTAGTCGCCGTACCAGCGGAACGCCAGCAGGTGCAGGTTGGCCGCCGCGTCTACCCGGCGCTGGATCAAAGGCGGGCGCAGCGTCAGCACACTGGCGGTGGCAGCCTGTACCGCGTGGGCGGTGCTTTTGAGCGCCTCGGTCACCGGACGGGCGGTTTCTATGTCAAAAGCAGCGCGATGGCTGTCGATAGCCTGCTGCAGCGCGCCGCGCACGTCGCCGGCCAGCGTTTCCAGCTGCGGCGGGGTGAGTGTGGGCTGGTCGACCTCGGCAGCCAGTATGTCGGCGGCTACCTGCGCCAGCGTGGTAGCCGTGGCAGCCTGCAGCAGCGCGGTGCCTGCCTGCAGGTCGGCTGGGGCAATGGCTACCGGCGTGGTGGTGGTCGCGCTGTCGGCTGTGTTGTTGCCAGCCTGGCCTGGCTGGGAGGCTTGGCCAGGCTGGCCGGCAAACAGGCTGCCAGGCTGCACATTGCCGCTGGCTACGCGGGCTGGCAGCTGCACCACGGTACCCAGCTGGCTGCTCAGACTGCGCCAGTCTGACATGATGACGCCGACGTCGAAGCCGCGCAGGTCGGCCATGCCGGATAGCAGGCCCACCACGTCGGCGGCAAAGGCACGCGGGTAGTCGATCAGGTCCAGCCCGGCGCTGATATAGCCCTGCACCTGGCTGCGCAGGCCGCCCAGCGTACTGGTCAGCACACTGCGCAGCGCGTTGATGCGGTCAAACTGGCCGGCCGCCTTGGCTGCCGCCGTGGCCTTGGCGAAGGCGTCGGTAGCGGCCACCATGCCAGCCGCTGCCGGCAGCTTCACCTGGGCAGCCTGCTGCGCAGGCAACTGGCGGCTGAAGAACGGCTGGCTGGTGGTGTGCTCGGCAAACTGTAGCGCCACGCGGCAGCTGTCTACCTCGTCGGCGCTATGCTCTACCTGGTAGTCCAGCAGCTGCGCCTGCTTGATACTGCCGTATACCGGGTGCACCAGCTCGCCAGCACCGGGCTGGTCCAGTACCGCCAGAAACGCCTGCAGGCGGGTGTCGTAGTCGTCGCCAAAGAACACTGCCTGCAGGGTGAATTGCCGCGCCTTGCGGCCAAGGTCTTCCAGATCGGCGCCGTCCTGGTACGGGTATTCGTGCTGCGCGATATCGCGCTTGGCGCCGTCCTGAGTGGCCTGGCAGTCGAACACCACACCGCGAAAGCTGGCGTCCAGCAGATTGTCTTTCCAGGCCATCAGTTCCTCCTCGCGGTCAGGGTGTTTTGCTGGTTGACGGTGGCCACCAGGTCATTGCCCTGGATGCGAAAATCGCCCTTTACCTGCAGCTGTACCTGCACGGGCTGGTTGGCCGCCTGTTGCATTTTCAGGGCGGCTGCGTCCAGCTTGTTGCCGGCGCTGACGGCGCTTTGCACCAGGCCCAGCTGCGGGATGGGGGCGGCCGATGACGGCGCATTGCGCTTTATCAGTGCCGGGCTGGCCAGGGCTTCTTCGTCCTGGCCAGCATGGGTGATGTCGTACAGCCAGGTACCCAGCGTGCGCTCCTTGCCGCCATTGGTGGCGGTCAGAACACGCGTAATGCCGGTATTGATTGCGCTACCCGCTGCATAACCCGCCACACC